CCCGCGGCGCCCGCGCGAGCCGGGTGCGAGCGCGTAGCTCAGTTGGTAGAGCAACGGACTTTTAATCTGTAGGTCCTGGGTTCGAGTCCCAGCGCGCTCACCACAGATTTCGCCCGCCCGGTCAACGACTTGGCGGGCTTTTCTATGCCCGAACCGCGCCTCAGGGGGGTTGCAACACGCTGCAACACGTCTCCAGCTTTTACAATGGGTTACGACCCGGCGTAGGCTGGTCCGTGCAACACGGATGGAACACGTTGACCGCTGATCCCACGCTTGAAACAGTCCAGCCCACGCAACTCCAAAATGGTGTGACGACACCTGACAGGCTATGGCCGTGGTACGCTGTCACCGCCGTCTATCTGATCGGTTGCGGCATCATTCTGTTTGATCGTGCACCGGAGTTCGGCGACTTTTTTGCGCCGGCGGACGGATCCCCTGGTCGACTTCGACTGAACGAGATTGGCGACATCGCCGCCGGTGTTTTCGCGCCATTGGCATTCCTGTGGCTGTTTGTCGCCACGCAGTTGCAGCGCAAAGAACTCCGTTTACAGCGGGCTGAACTCGCAGAAACCCGGTCTGTACTGGCGGCTCAGCAAGCAGAGCTGGAGAAAGCCGCAGAGGAAAGCAACCGTCAAACAGAAATTATGCGGGAGACACTCAGATCGTCGACGACGAAAAGTTCATATGACTCATTTAGCTATATCTTATATTTGATTTGTCGACGCGCGTATCTGGCCAAGGAGTGGCAATTTGTAACCAAGGCTGTAGACATACAGTTATTCAAATTCCATCCAGATTTATATTTGTCTGAAGGCGACAATTCGACCGTAGACACATTCATCGAGCAGCTACACGACAATATATCTTCCTTCTTCAATAATTGGGTGGGTGGGGGAAATGCACCTGCCTTCGGAGATCGGAACACTCGCAAAATAATAGCAACGCTGCGATTTTTGTCGGAGTCCTTGTCAAATGTAGTTCAAGAATCAGAGTTCAGCAAAAACGACCTTGTAAAATTGCGCATCGAAGGAATTCCGTTTGCAGCCCTGATAAACGAGATCGGCCTGCTCTTAGAGTGGTGCGATAATCTAGACCCCGACAATATCAATGACGAGGATGATCCAGTCTCATAAGACTGAAATCATCGTTCGGATTAGCAAATTCCTTCGCGCGCAGCAGGACGGCAACGATTCGATATTCGCTGCAATAGTCACACCGACACGTCACCAACGAATCACGACTTTTGCACTCTCCCTGTCGTATGTATGTTTAACAAGGCAGCTTCAATCGCGGCAGCTCGAGTGCTTTAGCCGTGCCCTAGAAATTGCCGGCACTCCTTCCGCGCCGCCTCAATGCGCTGATCGATGTAGTCCGCGAGGTCGATCAGCGCGACGCCCTTGGCGGACCTGGCGCTGTCCTCCATCCGAACGAGCGGCAGGGCGATATCGCCGGCCGAGATCTTCCGCACGAGATTGTCAGCCGTGAGGTGCGAGAAGAAATCCCGCGCTACCCACTCGATCGGGATCACGGCCCGGGCATCGTACTGCGCCATTAGAAGGAACACGGTTTTCATGGTGGTGCACTCCGTCGCGCCGATTGGGCCGCCAGATGCCGTAGCTGCCTCGTACAGGGGCGCGAGCGGCAGCGTGCTACTCTGGCGGGATGACCGACGTTGCACGCCTCAACAGCCTGCTCGAGCGAGTCGCCGATGCCACGGCGCCGGAGCGAAGCTTGTTCGCCGAAGTGTTTTTCGCCTGCGCCGGCAAGCAGCACCCGGACATCAAGGCACATTTCGCGATGCGGATGGACGAGCAAGCTTGGACAGAGGCGGCGCTGATTCTGACGGCGTGCGCTCTGCCTGGCTGGCGAGTTCAGACAAACATGGGTCGCGGGCGAGGTGAGGTGATCTTGCTTGCTCCTACCGCGGACGGCTCACCGGGCTCGGTGCCGAGCGAGCCAGCCTACCATGCTGATGGCGTTCCGCTCGCCATGCTCGTGGCCGTGCTCAGGGAGTTGAGCGGCCGATTGCATCAGACGCCACGATTGGACTGATGGCAGGGGCCCGGTCTCTCCTGGTGGTCGCAGGCTGAGCAGGGCACCAGCCGGAAAACCCTCGGGCTGACATGTAAAAGCACGTGGAGGAATGCCCACGGAATTCGTTCTTTTAGGAAAGCCAGCTAGCCGACGCATGCTACCGCTGGCATGAATTGTAGGAAAATTTCGCTCTGATTCTTGTGATGCCGGGAGGCAGATTTGAAGCTTTTGAGGTTCCGAGTTACTAATTTTCGTTCAGTTGAAGATAGTGGCTGGCTTGATGTGAACGCTGTAACGGCAATGATCGGCGTAAATGAATCGGGCAAGACAAACTTGTTGTTGCCACTATGGAAACTGAAACCTGCTCGCGAAGGTGATTTAGTTCCAGTCTCCGATTACCCAAAATCAATGTACGGCACCATCAGAGAAAGCCCTGAGAAGTATATTTTTGTATCTGCCCTATTCGACACTGCCGATATTGCCGCAGAACTTTCTAGGATTACTAATTACACTGAGGATCATTTTTCTGAGTTGATTGTTTCGCGTCGTTATAATGGAAATTATACCTATTCTTTTCCCCGCTCAACAGTATCGAGAAGCTGTGATGGTAGTGTGATTTTGTCAAAAATCGAAGGCGTATCATCTAGATTAGCCGAGATGACTTGCTCTTCCAAAGACGAAGCATATAAGTCAAAGTGCCTAGGCAAAATTGGCGAACTAATCGACTTCGTACAAAAGCGCAGTGTGCTGAAAATAGCAGATCTTGCATTGATAGAAGAAAATTTAGAGGAGATCATTCCAGCAAACCCTGCTCGCACGAACATTATTGTGCCCATGATCGTCAGTCTGCACGAAGAGATTTCTTCAGTTAGAGCTTCGATCTCACTAAAAGCCCCCACAGACATAGATGGAGTGTGGGATTTTATTTACAAAAGCATTCCAAACTTCATATACTATTCGAATTATGGCAACCTGGACTCGGAGATATACCTTCCCCACGTTGTCGATAACATGAAGAGGACGGATCTGGGGGCGAGAGAGGCGGCGAAAGCCCGAACCCTGCGGGTCCTGTTCAGGTTCGTTCGGCTATCGCCAGAGGAAATACTTGAGCTTGGGCAAGAGGATAGCGTTAACTCCCAGAACGGGCGCCGAGCGACTGTTGAGGAGTTGGAGAAAATATCTGCTAAGAAGCGAGAGCGTTCTACTCTTCTTCAGTCTGCTGGTACAACTCTTACGAAACACTTCAAAGATTGGTGGAAGCAGGGTGACTATCGCTTCCGCTTCGAAGCTGACGGCAACTTTTTTCAGATCTGGGTTTCAGATGACCGGCGGCCGGATGAGGTAGAACTCGAGGGGCGGAGCACCGGACTGCAGTGGTTTCTCAGCTTCTACTTAGTATTTCTTGTCGAAAGCCAGGATGAACATCTAAATTCTATCCTGCTGTTAGACGAGCCTGGCATCTCTCTTCATCCACTGGCTCAGCGCGATCTCTCGGCATTTTTCGATAACCTGTCCCGCACAAATCAACTCATATACACCACGCATAGTCCGTTTCTTGTCGACGCAGATCATCTAGATCGAGTTCGAAAAGTCTATGTAGATGGCGACGGGAAAACTAGAGCCACCGAAGACCTTCGACAAAGCTCAACTGAAGCCTCAGCTGGAGCTTCTTATGCTGTCAGTTCAGCTCTGAATCTTAGCGTCTCAGAGAGCCTGCTTATTGGCTGCCAGCCGGTCATAGTAGAGGGCCCATCAGACCAACATTATCTCACCGCGATCAAGACAATGCTGATTTCAGCAAACAAAATCTCACCGCCACGCGAACTGGTTTTTCCTCCATCTGGCGGTACAAAGACGATCAGGTCGATCGCCAGCATTCTGCTTGGAAGAGACGAAAGGCTCCCAAAGATTTTGCTCGATGCAGATGCTATGGGCACAAAAATGCGCTCCGAGCTCTCGACCAGTTTGTATGCTGATCAGAAAGAGGACATCATATCTCTCGGAGATTTTACCAGCACTCAACACGCCGAAATTGAGGATTTGTTCCCGCCACAGTTCATCGCCCCTATCGTAGACAGGTTGTTCAGGGGCCGTGACGACGACTTCGAGGATGTCCTCGTCTCGGGCGACCCAATTGTAGGGCAGATCGAGGTGTGGGCTAAGCGCAATAGGCTAGATCTGAATAAAGGCTGGAAGGTCGATCTTGCTAAGCGGGTTAAACAGCAGTGCCTTACTAAGGGTGTCGATCATTTTGATGAAAAGACTGTGACGTCTTGGATCAAGCTTTTCGAGGCGATGTATCTACAAAAACAGTGAGTGTCGCACGCCGACGAGATGAAGGGCGCGAGAGTGCCGGCTGTGGAGTTGCGGGTTCGATAAAGCCGGTCAGCCTGTGGCCTTCTGACCGAACCGGCGGCGCATCACCTCATCGAGTTCGCCGCTCGCCATCGCATTGGCCATAGCCTTGCCGATGATGATCTCCTCCCGCGGACCACGGGGGCCGTTCACGGTCCGACGCTCCACCGGCTGGCCGGAATTGTTGATGATGGTGACCTGTGCAGGCTGAGTTGGCGCCGGGGCGTTGGTGTTGGCCGGCGCCTGGACGGTGACCGGGATGCTCCGGCCGTCGGGCAGCGGCACGTAGGCTTCGGGCATGCCGCCCTCGCCATGCAGAGCGAACTGCGGGCTGTGAGCGACCCCACCGCGGCTGTAGGCCCGCAGCGGGACGGGGCCGCCTGGGGTCATGATGCCGCCGTTGGCGAACGGCCAGATCGACTTGAAGAAATCGCCGATGCCGCTGCCATTGCTGTTCGCCGCGCCGAGCGGGCCGGTGGCACCGAACGCCGACGACACGAAGCTGTCGATGAACTTGCCGAGGAGCTTGTCGGCGACGCGGTTGGCGGCGTTCGCCAGGGCGTCCAGCGGGCTCGTCGCGCGGCGGAGATCCGTCGCGAAGCCCTGGATCGTGTCGCCGACGGTGTATTTCATCTCCTGCAGCCGGTTCGTCTCCATGCTCTCGCCGATCATGGCCCGGGCCCGCGGGTCGTTCACGTCGCCGAAGCGGCTGCGCGCTGCGCTGTAGGCCCTCGCCTCCGGATCGGTCCGGCCGAGTTGGTCGCGCTCGAAGGCGTTGTCCCGGCGGAACTGGACGAGGCTGACATCGCGATTAGCGCGTTCAGCCGCCGCGGCGAGGCCAAGCAGCGTCTTCCGCAGTTCCTCGTTCGGCGCCATGCCGGCGTCGATCAGCGCGTTGTATTTGGCCTGCGCATCCGAGACCGAGTTCAGCTTCTCGGTGTTGACGCCGTAGAGTTCCGATGCGCGCCGCAGCGCCTCCTGCTGATCCCGGGTCGCCCGCGTGGCGGCATCCTGGGCGGCGCCGACCGCCTGGGTCGACGGGTCGCCCAACTGCCCGGCCTGCCGCAGAATGTTGGTCGCGTAGGCGCGGTTCACCGCCGGATCGCGAGACCCCCGGTAATTCATCAGGGCCTTGAACAGGTCGCCGTTGGCCTGCTCGATCTTCATGTCGAGTACACCGGCCAGCGCCTCGCCCATGGTGGCGCGATTCATCCGATCGATGCCGGTACGGCGCTGGAGATCGGCGCCCGTTGAGGCGGTGATCTGCCCGAGTCCGTAGGCCGTTCCCGGCCTGCCGCGCTCGTCGATCAGTCCGGTCCGCCCGACATCGAGGTTGCCGGAGCTTTCCGCCTGCGCGATGGCCGCGGCGACGCCGACCGGCACGCGCGGGAAACGCTGTGAGCCGGCCAGGAGCTGCTGCTGCACCTCCGCCGACATGCGTGAGAAGGCGCCGCCTATCGCGTTGGTGCTCTGCGTCGTCGTCTTCGTCAGGGTGTCGAGGAGAACCCGGCGCTCGTCCTCGATCGCCTTCACCTTGGCGTCGAAGCTGCCCGGATCGGTGGCGCGGTTGAGCGTGGCGTCCCGGAGCTTCGCATCCTGCTGCTGATTGATGTCGGCCGCGCTCCGCCCGAAGCCGACGGCGCCCACCATCCGGTTCTCGAACTGAGCGTTTCGCAGGCTGTCCGCGAGCGCCTGCCCGCCGGCCGCGAGGTCGGTGCGTAGCGCCTGGGCCTGGGCCCGCAGCGCTTCCATCTGGCGCCGGGCCTCGCCGCGCTTGTCGAGCTCGACGTTCCCGAGCTTGCTCTCGATGTCGCTCGCGTCGTTTTCGAGTTGCTCGAGCTGTTTCCTGGCCGGGTTGTATCGGTCCATGATCGCCTGGACAGCGGTCGAATCGGCGTTGCCCTGTCCCTGACGGGCGCGCTGCTCAGCCTCACGCTGCCGCCTGAGGAGCTCGTCCAACTCTTTCTGGAGCGCGCCGCGCTGGGCGCCGACGCCGAGCGCGCCGAGAAGCCCGCCGGGCGCCTCGGGCATCGTCGACAGGACCGCCTGGAGATCTTTGATCCGAGTCTCGATGTCGCCGCCGGTGAGGAAACGGTCGACGCCCTTGCCGACCTTGTCGAAAAAGCTTCCGGCTCTGTTGCCGGCCCATTCGAAGGCATGGCCCCACCCGGTGGTCAATTCGGTGGCGTTCTTCACGCCCTGTGCCAGAGCCGCTTGGAGCGCCGCCGTTGCCCCCAGCCTGTCGCCCTGTCGCGCCATGGTTTGGATGTTCTCCAACTGCGTCGCGTTGAGAATTAGAAGCTGGCGATTGAGCGTGACGGCGCCCTTCTCCGGATCGGCAAAGGCCTGCGCCACCGCGGCCTGCGCGGTCGCCAGATCCTGGCCCATGATCTTCGCATAGCCACGGGTGCTCTCGATCAGCCCGCCGAACATGCCGACGCCGATCTGGCCCGTGGCGGCAAGCGCATTCGCCATCGCCCGGGCTTCCCGCGTCGAGACCTCGCCTGTTGCGGCCGCAGCGGTCGCGATGTCGTTGATCTGGCCGACCGTGGCGCCTGACGCCCTGCCGACGCCCATCAGGATCCGCTGAGACTCGGTCTGAGCGCTGTTGAACCGGTACCACGCGACGGAGGCAGTCAGCGCCGCGGTGCCGAGGACGCCGACGGCTCCCCCGAGGATGCCAACCCGCGCTGCAAGCCCTGCAGCCGCTTCACCGGCCTGCGAGAAGGCTCCCCTGATGCTGGCGCCACCGGGCCCGGCGAAGACCTGCGCGATTTGCGGGCCCTGCTGGAGGGCAATCATGCTGAGTGGCGAGCCGGAGCCGAGCTGTGCAGCGATGTCGCCTCCCTGGTAGACGAGGTTCGTCACCTCATCAGAGCGGAGACGTCGACCCGCAACGTTCTCGTTGGCGGCCGGCGATCCAGGCGAGCCCAACGAGCCTAGCCGGCGACTGGCCTCCGCATTCGCTTCGACACGTGCGCGTGCGATCTCGTACTGACGAGACGCAGCGGCCCCCTGATCGCCGAGCTCCTTCCACATGCTGCCGATCGAGCGCTGCGCCCTCGCTGCCCGTTCGGCCGCCGTAGCCAGCCCGCCGTAGCGAGCTTGAAGCTGCCCCAAGGTGCGGTCATACCCAGCAGCGTCGACAACGCCCTGCTGAAGAGCGCGGTCGAGCACCGACACGCCACGCTCGAACCGCTGCTGCGCGCGATAGGCTTCGTCGACCTGAGACCGGAGGCGTTCGAAGGACGAGGCTGCGGAGAGCTGGCGCCGCGCTGACTGTTCCGTGACGACGGCGGCGCGCTCGGTTTGCGTCGCTAGGTTCGCATGTGATGAGGCGACGGCCTCGGCATCAGAGCGGGCGCGATCCGCGCCCTCGCTGTAGTACCGTAGCGTGATCGACCTGATGGTGTTTACGGTGACCATCGGGGTGCCTCACTCGGTTGCGCCGCCGGCCATCTCTCAAGAATGCGGGTGGAGATGCCTTGAGCCGTGATCACGGTATGCTGAGCGAAGGCGCCGACCGTGGAGAACCGGGCGCCATCCGGCAGAACGTCGGCGACGGCGCGTTGATGGTTCAGCAGCTCCAGCAGCCGGCGCTCGTCCTGCCGCTCGTCCGACAGATCCCAGCCATGCGCCTGAAGGCGCGCGATCAGCGCCGGGTTGTCGCCTGGCATGATGAAGCCTTCGCCCTGCGGCTCAATCCGCCATTCCGGGGCCGACGAGTCGAGCTTGTAGATTTCTCCGCGGCGACGCACGCGGGACCAGCCGGCCACCACGACCTCAGCGCGCCGAAGATCCAAACGGGTGCTCGCGGCCGCAACCTCGGCCGGGTCGAGCTCCGACAGGCTGTCGAGGGTGTGCCGGACGGCCGGGATTAGCTTCGACAGCAGATCATCAAGGCTGCTCAGGCTCGAGCCGTTCAGGCACCCGTACAGCGTGGGCCCGATGTACCTCGGTCCGCGGTAAGCCAGGACCGCATCGGCCTGCGCCAGGATGTAGGCCTTCTGCATCGAGCCGATCACGGCGCCGTCCGGCTGATAGACCGCGCCGTCAGTGACGAGGTGCACGCGATCGCGGCGCACGAGAGCGTTGATCGCGGTCATCGGGCAGGGCTCCAGAAGCGTGATGACAGGGTGAGGATGGCCCGGAGGTTGTCGCGGGCGGCGCAGATGGCTCGACGCCACCGGGGCACCGCCGGGCGCATCCAAACTGCCACTGGAGCGGCGCTGGCTCCGATGATGGCGGCGGCAGCGAGCTTGCCGGCGAAGGTGAGGGAAGCCGCCGAGGTGCCGAGGGCGGTAGCTCCTGCTGCCCCGGCGGCGCCGACGGCGTAGGGCGCCAGGACAGTGAGCGCGATCAGGGCCACGACGCCCATGATGCTCTTGCTGGAGGAACTTCCGCCGCTGCCGCCGCTGAGCGGCCGGCTGATGAACTCGATGTTGTCGTTGATCGCGAGCGCCCGGGTTTCCCATTCGGCGCGGCCGTAGAACTCGCCGTTGATCCGGCACACCGTCGGCAGATCGAACCGCCACTCGACCCGCTTTAGATAAGCGGCCACGGTCTCGCCCATGACGGCCTCCGCATCACGAACGGGCAGCACGAATGCATCGGCTTCGCGGTGAGAATCGTCTGCGGGGTCGAAAACCTGAAGAGAGTGCCGCACGGCGATCTGCATGGCCTGGCGCCTTGCTCATGTCGGGATGGAATATGCCGGCCACGCCCCGGAGCTGGGCCGCCGGCTGTCAGCTGTTTTTCTCGGCCACCTGCTGACCGGGCCGGCGCGCGGTGATGCCGAAACCGCGCGCGGGGAAATCAGGCCGCGATCCAGGCCAGCTTGTCGCCGGGATCGCAGAAGATGTTGCGGGTATCGCCGGCGGGAACGAAAATCCTGGCATCTGCTGCGGCATCAGGATTCGGACCGATCGCGACGAAGGCGTCGGAAGCAGATCGGATCTCGAAGCCGATCGTTGGCAACTCCGGCGCTTTGAGATCCGTGACGCCCGGGCTTGCCATCGTGAGCGACCAAACCGGCTTCTGCGCCAGTGCTACGCTCTGCAGCACCCTCACCTGAACGCAGGCAACGTGAAGACCTGACAGGGCCATTTCGATTCCTCCTTTGCCGATTTCAGCGGTTCTGCATCTCAAGCCGCATCCGTTGGCCCTTGAGCCGCTCGGCTGGATCGTTGCTCGTCACCATCCGGAGGATCTGCCGCTCAAGCCTGAGTTGATCCTGAGGCGATCCTGCGAAGGCCGACGAAGCGGATGGCCCTCGTACAGCCGGCGTCGCGGCGCTGAGGCGGGTCAGGGTCTGCCGCAGCGTGGCGATGCGGTCAGCCATGCCAAGGCGCACAGCGTCGCGAGCACCGACGATCCGCCCCTGGCCAAAATCGGATTTGACCTTCGCCACGGAGACGCCACGGCCGCGGGCGACGGCCCCGACGAACTCGCCCATGTAGCGATCAACTTCCTTCTGGATGTAGGCCCGTGCGTCATCACTCAGCGGCTCGTACGGATTGCCTTCGACCTTGAAGGGCGAGTCCGTCGAGGACACGAACGTGACCTTGAGGCCGTCCGCAGCCGTCGCCACCGAGACATCCCGGTGCATCATGTAAACGCCGATCGATCCGGCGTCGCCGCTCGGTGTCATCACCACCTCGCTGGCAGCTGCAGTCAGCCAATATGCGGCTGAGGCCGAGAGGGCGTTCACCTGGGCAATGATCGGCTTCTTTCGCCGACCTGCGAAGATCTCGTCTGCAAGCTCGGGGACGCCGCTCACGCTGCCGCCGGGTGAGTCCACGTCAAACACAATCGATCCGACAGCGGGATCTGCAAGCGCAGCCCGCAGCGCGACGGATATCTGTTGCGTACTGGTGCCCCCACCTGAACTCATGTCATTGATGAGCGGCGCGCGATGGCTGATTATTCCGATGATCGGGATCACCGCGACGCTTGACGGCGCAGTCGCCGTGGCGCCGGTGCGGCTAGGTCCGACACGGGCCTGGATTTCGTCCCGGGTGAACCGCACGCCCTTGGACCGCAGTTCCAAGAATGCACTGATCTCGTCGACCTTCGACGGAAGAATCGCGAGCGGCTGACGGCAGGCTGCGGCGAAAACGCGATCGATGCTCATCACACGACCTTCGCCAGCTCGTTGCCGTCGGGTAGGGCCAGAAGGAGCGCGGCCAGCCGGTTCTCGATATCCGTTTGATCCGGATCGGACTTCATCGCCTCCGCTTGGTCACGGAGGGCCAGGATCGCCTTCGTCCGCGCGAACTGTGCGGCTGAATTGTCCCAGATTTCCGCAATACGCTTCCGCGTGTAGGGGTCGCGCCACTCGCCCCTCTGCTCCCAAATCCGTGGCTGCTCAATATTGGCATGGAAAAGCCGATAGAGATCGTCGATAAACTCATCGATGATTGGCTCATGCGACGCTTCGATTTGACGGCGGAGGCTCTCGGCTGCGTACCGGAAATCGTGGTCTCGGCGGAAAAGAGCAGCCTGTGCGGCGGAGTGAGCCTTCTGCGCTGCCAGGAACGCCGGCGTCAGTGCCTGGAGATGCTCGGCCGCTCTTCGCTCCACCTCGGCGAGGCGAGGCAGCTCTCGATTACGCTCCGACTCGATCGCGGCAAGCTTCCGGCCCGCCTCATCGCGATTTGCGGCTCGCTCCTCCGGTGTCGGCGGCACAGGCTCCGCGTCCTCGCGAGGTACCAAGCCTCGCAATTTCGCGAGGATATCGGCAACGGTGAAGCCGACACGGCCGGGGCGGAAATCGGAAATCGCGAGCATGGCGCCAAATTGCGCCGATGCTTATGCCACTAAAAGGCCGAGCCGCTGTCAGTTTTCCCCAGCGGACAGGATGCGCTGTAATTGCCGCTCGCTGAGGATTATCTCATGCGTGCGCAGAATGTCGAATTGGATTTGGCGCTCGGTGCCAAGATAACTAAAGGGCACCTCTGCTTTCAGCCGGTCGAAGCGCCAGGCTGTGGCCGCGTACCGCAAGAGCCCTGCGCGGATCTCCGCCGCTTGCCGAGCCACAGGACGGCCGTTGTGATGCCGCCGCGCCAGCAGCCGCACGGCTGCATCTCGCCGACCGATGGTTTCCAGCCGCCACCACGGTGAGCCGCCTCGGCAAACCCTGAGGCCGAAGCAGTCGTCCAGCGTGATGCCCTCTTCCGCGGACTCGAAATAGAGGCGAAGCCGGGCGGCGAGCTCGACGCGATCAGCTTCCGTCTCCTGCTGACCCGCCACGCGGCGCAGCAGTTCAACCTCAGGCCAGGGCGGCGCCAAGGGTCATCTCCGCGCCAAGCGCCTTGACAGCGGTCCTCGCCCACTCCTTCGCGTCCGCCGCCGATACACCATCAGCAACCTGCGCCGCCGCGGCCACGTCGATGGAGCGAATGGACCGCTCTGCAACGCTGAGCAGTTGCTCCTGCTTTTTGCCGACCTCGGCGACGGTGAGGCCGATGCGTTTGATCTCAGCCTTGGCGAGCTCAGCTATTTCGTGTGCGAAGGCGGCCGGATCCCGGGTGGGCATCCGTGGTGCGGTGCTCGTCATGCTGCATCTCTTTCCAGTTCGATGGTGATCTCGATCGCCACAGCGGCCAGCCGTCGACAGGTTGCTCGATCAGACAAGGCCCGCACGAGCGCGGCCCTGGCGCCGGCGGATAGGTGAGCGAGCTGGAACACAGGAGCGGCGGCAGTCTGCTGCGGTGCTGCGCTCTTAGGTGCAGCCCGGGCCGGCGCTACGTCACCGGCCGCCGCCCGCACGTAATTGATGCCTCGGTCTCGCAGCAGCCGCTGCACGCCGCGGATGGAATAGCCGTGGACGTGGAGTAAGACGCGGATGCCGCCCAGCAGCTCGACATCCTCCGGCCGGTACCGGCGCTGCCCCTGCTTCGTCCGCAGCGGCCGCACCTCGCCGATGCGGGCCTCCCAGAACCGGAGGACGTGCTGCGGGACATCGAGCAGCGCCGCGACCTCGCCGATCGTCTTGAACGCGTCCGGAGATTTCGTCACGCTCGGGCTCCGGGTTCGAGGAAGCGCAGTGCAGTCTTGGCAGCAGTGACGCTGAAGGGGCGGCCGTCGCCGGTGGCGGAGCGCAAAATCTCCGCCCGGATATTCACGGACGTCATCGTCCGGCCGGCCTCGATTTCGGAGGCATGAAATTCGGAGAGCAGCGAAACAGGAACTCCGAGGGTGACGGCAATCTCTTCATCGCGCGCGCCGTAAGCTGCCATCGCGAACGCGGTGCGGCTCCGTAGACCAGCATCGCCGGGCGACATGACCCCAAGGCGCTGCACCAAGCTCTGCACTGGCTTCGGCTCAATCAGCGGGGCTCTTTTCCGCCCGGCGCCCGGCCGCCGTCCTCCGTGTGGTGAAGGCATTCTCGATCCTCGGCTTGATTGTGGAATCGGAAGTGCGAAAAATTTCGCGCGGCTGAGACCCACTGCGGTCCGAGCCCCCTCAGGCCCTGAAGATTTGACCCCGCCCCCCCGTCCACCATCAGGCAGGGGCGAAGCGAGCGCGGGCGGTCTGGGTCTGGCAGGGCAAGTCGATGAGCGCCCCTACGCGGCGGCTACCGCTTCCTGTGCGGTCACCTGCTGACACCGCGCAGCGAGCGCCAGGACCGCGGCGTCGATGTCCCCAAGCTGACCGAGGGGCTCGCCATTCGGCAGACGGGCGATGACGATGCCGGGTCCGCACCGTGTGACGGTACCAATTCGAATTCCGTCCGCGATAATCTCGATGACCACGGGACCACTCCATTTACGCAACACACTGCAGCCTTAGCACGGAAACTGAGATTTGTCGCTCGCCGTTCCGGCCATGACTCGCCCGTACTGGAATGACGAATCCCGTATGCTGATCCGCCATTAATTAATTCGGCGGGGCATTTCCGAGCGGCCGGAAATGGCGCGGTGCGACTCCGCGCCAATCCGGAGTGGATCGCTGATCAGTGGAGCCGGGCGACGAACGGCTCGACCAGTGCGAACGCCGCTCTGTGGCCGGCTGCATACGGCCCGTGGATGCCGCCGCTGCGGGCCCCGTAGATGAATTCTTCGAACCGCCGGAGTGGAGCGCTTGCCGCAGCAGCATTCTCGCCAACGAATGAGCAGGTCTGCAGGGTTCGGAGGAATTCGAGCCGACTGGCCTGTCGAGCGCGTGCGAGGCGCAAGAATTCCGACTGCGAATCGACGAACCAATGCGCCGCCTTCAAACCTTCGCTCAGCCCGAGCCGGAATTCCTCGTCCGGTGCGCCGGGCGGATCATCCGCAATATCGAGAGCCGGCAGGGATTTCGGGTTCGGCTTCGGTGGCCGATATCCCGGACGCGGTGGAAATGTCAGAACGACGCCCATCATTTTCCCCCTGCTGATTTCGCGCGGCGGCGGCGCACTTCGACGATCGGTGTCCTGGCGAGCTTGGGGAGCGGAGCGGGCCCGTCACCCGGCAGCACGGTCCCAACCTCCGAGAAGACGGAACACGGTGATCCGGACGCGTTGGCGAGGCGCTCGGCCTCTGCCAGGGCATCGGCGAGGGTGAAGTGTTCCGGGATCCGCTTCACTCGCGGGGTGACGATCCGCTCAGAGCCCTTGTGTCGGATGTGAACGAGGAAGCCGCGCCCCTCAGTTCTAGGATTCCTTTTTCGCGAGTTCATGCCCGGAACTCCCCAGCATCGAGTGCATCGAGCAAGGCGATATCCCGCTCGATCCTGTCAGCGATTGCTGCGCGCAACGCCTGGATTTCCTTTTGCTCTGGCGCGTCACGCATCGCTCTGATCGCGGTCGTCACCGGGCCCACGGACTGTGCGGAGGCGGCCATCACCGCGCAGCGCCGCCGTTCATTCTCGATTGCTTTGGACATAGCTCCGCTCCTCCGGAAAGTGCCGGGTCTCTGCCGCTTGATGCGGCGGATCTCGAATGGCGATGGTGGGACTATCCGCGCCGCCGGTTGAGCGGCCTGGATTCCGTGACGAAGAAATCTTCAGCGCAATCCGAGCACACCGGGATCATGGGTGCCTTCGGTGCGAGCCGGACCTCGACCGTCGCAAGAGCCTCGCAATGCCGACAAGTCACCGTTGAAGATGATGCGTGCTCCTCAGGAGTCATATCCTGCTGCCGGCAGCTAGAATCATAGGTAGTACTTTGAGGTAGTACGGGGGTGAATCCTCCCCCCTTATCTGATGACGATTTCACCCCTATCGCGGGCTGAATAAGGGGTGAAATCTCACCCGTTATTGGATCAACGCTGAATTCCGTTTCTGGGTGAAATTTCACCCCTAAAGCGGCCGCCTTCAATCCACTCTCTCGCTCGATTTTCGCGAGGGCGGATTTTGCGTGTCGCTGGTCCCGGCTCTCGTCCAGGCGCTTCTCGATTTCCGGCGCGTTGGTATCGAGGAAGAGATAAAGCGTTCCGTGGCCGCGCTTCCCCTCGACGATTTTTATCCATCCGGCCTCACGCATCCGCTTCCGGAATCTGCGAAGCTTTTGACGGTCGGTACGCGGAAGCTCATCAATGAGGAGGGCGTCGCCCGCCCGCGCCCAGCCGGTCTGTGCATTCCGGTTCTGGGAGATCCGGAACGCAATTCGAAAATCAGCCTCGCTGATGCTTGGATCGCATGACATGGCTCGCAAGATCCTGAAAAGGTCGGCGACATCCTCCGACCGCGCGACATCGCGCTTAGGCCGTCGGTCCGACATCGCCCGGCGCCTCGCCGGACGACTCACGATCGCCAGCACAATCCATTTCCGTCCCGTCGTGGCGGGCCTGGCTGTCCGCGGATTCGATCGCGGAGAGCAGGAGACGCAGCATCTGCCGCGCCTGAGGCAGGGTCAGGTCGACGTACGGCCCCTTGCAACTGCCCTGCTGGTGGAACCGGACCTCGACGAGGGGCTGCGAGCCTGAGACATACCCCGCGACGATGAGCTTGCGGCGCGAGAGCCCAGCCACGGCGTCTTTGAAGGCTGGACAGGCAGAACTCACGCGGCGCTCTCCTGCCGCTCAATCCACGCCAGAATTGTTGAACGCCGAGCGCAGAGCGTGGTCCCGATACGGAATGTCGGGAGACCGAGCTCGGCGGCAGCATGGTAGACGCGCCGCTTATTCGTGTCGGTGGCATTTCCGAACATGAACTTGGCGATGGCCTCCGCTCCGGTCATCAGATCCTCAGAAAGAGGCAAGCCGGTATCGTTCGCGCCGGAAGGGCGCGTCACAATCTTCTCCATTAGTCTCTCCTGCTAGTTTGAGAGGGTACGACCGACTCTCGTCAGCACATCCCGGCCGATAATCGTCAGATCCCTTCGCCCGGTGTTTTGGGACCAAATCTTGCTGGCATCCCAGTAATACGCGAACATTATTGAGCTGAGATGATCGTTGGCATTGAATGGATTGCCAGGGTTTGGAGGGCCACCCTCCGAGACAGCTATGAAGCCAGCACTGTGGGGGCGACCAAAACCTATTGAGATTTGATTGTCTTCAAATATTGATGGCTGAGCAGCAATTTCCAACTCGAGAGCGGAAACAGCATCTCCATCATGGATCGATGCGCTTATGAGAGCCTCAATCGCATCGCCAAATGTCGTGCCGTACCTGCAAATATCTGCAAACAAACCTTTCTCTGTTTTGCAGCGCGGATCTAAACCGACTCTGAGAGCACGAATCTTATTGACTGCCTCCACCGCGTTCTTTGCATTATCCGCTCCGTTGACAGCAATCAGCAGGTTCGCGGCATCTGACGCTTTCATATGTGCGGCACCACGCCCTCTACCTGCCTGGGAAATCAGACCAGCCTCGCGCAGATGACGCGCGATCCAGGAGACGGTGGTTTCCTCAAGTCCCTCCGCCTCTGCAATTGCCTTGGAAAGAGTGCTTAAGAGAGCCATCTGCTTCCGTGCCTTTATATGAGCCTCACTCTGATGAACCGTCAAGCGCTTTTTTGAGTGACACTCCGATGAAATCCCTTACCCTTCCACGCGTGCGGAGAGAACCGCATTCTGGAGGGATTGAAATGGCTACGGTGCGGAAACGGACGCTACCAAGCGGGAAGATCGCTTGGTTAGCGGGATACACGGATGGAGGAGGGGCCCGGCGCTTCAAGCAATTCGCGACGAGGAAGGAGGCGGACGCCTATCTCCTCCAGGCCCGGTCACAAGTCGCGCAGGGGACGCACACGCCCGATTCGGTCTCTCCGACCGTCGCCGAGGCGGCCGAGCTCTGGCTTCGACGCTGTGAACGGGACAAGCTCGAGAGAACCACGGTGCTGCAGTACCGGGGTCACCTGCAGCACCACATTGGCCCGCGACTCGGGGCGGTGAAGTTGTCCCGCCTCACGGTGCCGCTGATCAACGAGTTCGCGGATCAGCTGCTCACGGCCGGCCGGTCCCGCGTCCTGGTCTCCCGGGTGATGGTCAGCCTGTCGTCGATCGTCACGGAGGCCCAGCGCCGCGGGTTGGTGACGGCGAACAACGTCCGCAGCGCCAAGCCGGTGCGGCGCTCCTCCCGCGAGGATGTGCGTCCGGAGATGCCGAGCCGGGAGGAGCTCAAGGCAATTATCGACGCGACGCCTGAGCGCTCGCGGCCGCTGATCCTGACGGCGATCTTCACGGGCTTGCGCGGATCCGAGCTGCGGGGGCTGCTATGGGAGGACGTGGATCTCAAGCGGGGCGTGCTGCACGTCCGGCGGCGGGTCGATCGGTTCAATAGCTTCGGGCCACCGAAATCGAAGGCGGGCACCAGGGACATCCCGCTCTCGCCGACGCTGCTGACGACGCTCAAGGCGTGGAAGTTGGCTTGTCCGAACGGCCCCCTCGGGCTTGTCTTCCCAACGACGACAGGGACGGTTCAGGGGCACGCGAACATTCTGCACCGGATCTTCTGGCCGCTGCAGATCGAGGCTGGCGTGTCGGTGCTCATTGACGGCAAGGACAAGGAGGGAAACCCGATAAAGGTGCCCGAGGCGAAATACGGGATGCACGCGCTCCGCCATGCTGCGGCGGCGCTTTGGATTGGCCAGGGGCTTTCCCCTAAGCGGATCCAGACCCTGATGGGGCATGCATCGATCGCCCAGACCTTTGATCAGTACGGATACCTCTTCGAGGCGAGGGACGATGAAGCCGCGCTGATGGCCGGAGTAGAACAAGGGCTGCTCTGACCATACTCCGCAACACCTCTGCAACACGGCGTCCATAAGCCGTTATCGCGAAACGTCTTTTGTTAGACTTTTAATCTGTAGGTCCTGGGTTCGAGTCCCAGCGCGCTCACCATTCCACCGCCGCTTGTCGAATCCTCTAACTCTCTGATTCGTTGAATATT